TCAGCACCCCTTTGGATCGTGCGAGCGGACAGCCGCGCGCGCTCGAAGCACAGCGAGCGCCGGCTCACGCGCGGCCTCGAAGCTGTAGAGCGACGCCGGCACGTCGGCGTAGCGATCGAGGAAGAACGAGAGGTCCTCAGGCTTGAACACACCCGGCGGGCGTGACGGGTGCTCGCGCCCGTAGGTGACCCCGATCGGCCACACGGGACGCACGCTCTTCGGGTTCGCGGCGTGGAACTTCGCCCAGCCCTCGTCGATGCGCGGCAGGTGATGACGCGCGCCGCGGTTGTCGATCTCGCTCCAGTACGCCTGCGGCATGCGCGCGTTCACGCGTGTCGCGAACTCCGCGAACGGGAAGCCGGGGTGGTAGTGCGGGTAGGCCCACGGCGCGTCCGCGACGAAGACGCCGGGCAGCGCCTTGTCCAGCGCTTCCATGAACTTGAGCGCTGCGCTCCGCTGCCCGCGATCCCAGGGCGTCTCGGCGTCGATGATCACGCCGTCGGCGCCCTCCTCGATCAGGCGTTTGAACAGCATCACCTCCGAGGGCCAGCTCCACGGGCGCGAATACAGCCACGGGTACACACGCAGCCCCGCCTCGTGGTAGCGGCGCACGTGTTCCCGCGCGGCACTCGCTTGCCAGTGCTTGTCGCGATAGGGGCCTTCTCCCGCGCGGGGCGCCACCCACCGCGCGCCGAGCTCGCTGAGACGCGTGGCGATGCGTTCGTGTCCGCCCGCCGCTCCGGCGAAGGCGACCCAGATACCAAGACCATTCGGTTCGAGCATGCGAAGACTCCAAATGCGAGCGGGGCCGATCGCCGCTGCGATCGACCCCGCGTCGGACTGCCGCGATGACAAGCAGAAGCTCGCGCGCTCAGCGGCACGCGCGAGTCAGGTGCGCTGTACGTTCACGAAGGCGCGGCCCGCCGTGTCGAGCGTGAGCACGTCCGGGGTGGTGCTCACCGCCCACACGATTCCGTTCTTGAAGACGCGTCCGCGGGCGGGCAGTGGAAGCGCGATCGACCAGCCCCAATACAGGAGCACCGGTGCGAGCAGCGGCCGCGTGCCGTTGGGTGGGAGCACCGTCGCGTCGAACAGCTGCAGAAAGCCGCTCGACTCGGAGTAACCGGAGAGATGAAGCAGTGTTCCCGATGTCGCCTTCACGACGCGATGCGTGACGAACCCGGGCGAATCGTCCCACGCGGGCTCGATTGACTCGCTGGCGAGCGTGACGCGCAGGTTCCCGTCGCCGTCGAGACGACACTCTTCGAGCGCGCCGTCCGGCTTCCGGCCGTGTGCGACGAACCGGAGGATCTCGTCGAGCCACGCCATCGGTCAGAACCTCACGAGCTCCGCGAGCAACGTGGCGGGACCCCAGATCTGCGTTTTCGTCGTGCCGGTGCTGCGGAACTGCACCTTCACGTTCACGTCGCCCGAGGCGGCGAGGCGATGCAGACCCGTGACCGTCCGGGGCTGGAACCCGCCCGATGCGAACATTCCGAAGGTCATCTCCGGCAGCTCGGTCGCGACGCCTGCGCCGTCGGTGACGAGGACGCGGTACAGACCCGCGCTACCGTCGACGCGGAAGTCGGCGCACAACTGCGCGCGCACGCGCTCGCCGGCGTTCGCTCCGCGCATCGTCACCGCAAGCCCCGAGTCGACCCACGCCGAGGTGACCGTCGTCTCGAGCGGCGGCAGGAAGAACGGATTGTAGGGATGGAACGCGCGCTCGATCTGCGTTCGGTGGGCAGAGTCGAAGTGGAGCCAGAGCCCCACGCCCGATGACGGCTTGATCGAGTACGGCGGGTCTTCGGTTCCGCTGCTCGTCGGGTCGTACCAATACAGCCCCTCGCCGACGACCCAGCGGACGTCGAACTGCTGCATGTCGGTCACGGCGCGGAGGGCGGTGAAGTCGACACTCCGACGGACGCGCCGCACGCCGAGGCCGACGGTCTCCTCGTTGAGGAACGCAGTGCGATCGGCGAGCTGCTGGTAGGGCAGTTCGAAGTTCGCACCGTTCGCGTCGTCGCCGTCGACCGGCACGCGGATCGCGGGCGCGAACTTGGTCTTGTCGTCGATCAGATCCTTGGGCATGTCGAGGTGACCTCAGAGATCGAGCCGGACGGACTTGGCTCCGAGCTTCGTCCCGTCACCGAGCTTCCAGCCGGTGCCGAGGAGCTTTCCCGAGAGGACGACGATCAACTTCTCGCAGACCGTGTGCGCGGCCTTCCACTTGCGCACGACGCGGCGGAGGAGATCGACGGCGGACTTGTCGCCGGCCTTGTCGAGGCCGAGGAGCTTCATCCCGAGCTTGGTGCCGTCGCCGACCTTCCACGTGGTGAAGCCGTGCGGTGGATCGATGACGACCCAGAAACGCCACCAGCGCGGATTGCCCGGGAACCAGTCGTGGCTCTCGAAGACGCGCGCGTTCGGATAACCGATTACTGCGAGCGCCGTGGTGATGCCCTTGTTGGTGCCAGCGAGGCGCCACGTCTCGAAGGCGCCGAGCAAACGTGCGCGATACTGATCGTCCGACTCGCCGGGCGCACGCTCGATCTGCCGATCGGTACCGGCGTAGGGAAGGGCGTCGGAGGGCGCGCCCTTGATGAAGCGCGCCTTCACCGCCTGCATGGCGCCCTCGGCGACCATGTCCATCGCGAGGCCGACGGTGCCGTTCCACGCCTCGCCCCACCGGCCGCGAAGCCAGGGTGGCGCGAGCTCGATCATGTAGCTTCGGAAACTCACTCGGCGATCCACTTGACCTTGTCGACAAACGTGGCGACCTCGTCGAAAGCGAGAACGATGTCGTCCTTCCCGGGAACGAGCGGCGCGCCGGTCACGGAGTCGATCAGCACGACGTTGAGCACGCCGGGCGCGTCCATGATTCGTTGCACGAGCTCGGCGATCGGGACCCGCTCGCCGATGTCGAGGGTCTGCTGCATGTTGGTGAGCTGTGCGCTCACGAACGCGAGGGCAGGATCCTTGAGCGTTGCTCGGACGCGCACGTCACCCGCGAGCACGGTCGCGTGCGGGAACGCCGAGCGCACGTGAACCTTCACGCACTGCGGGCGGCGTCCGTCCTCGAGATACGCGGCGACGTCGGTGAGCGTCTTCGGATCGGTGATCGCACCGGACGGACCGGCGCAGACCACCGTGACCTGTCCGCCTGTCGGGAACGCTTCGAGGACCCTGACGCGCGTCACCGAGGGCGACGCGTTCTTCGCGTGATAGGCGTATGCGGGCGCGTTGCCGCCAGCTCCGAGCGACGACCACTTCTCCTGGCAGCGGAGGCGGAGCGCAGCGTCGCTCTCGGCGTCAACACCCTGGACGATGAGCCACGCACCCGCGCCTGCGAGGGCGGGGTTACTGATGGTCACTCCGGGGAGCGGCGTGAGCAGTGACGCGACGTCGCCGACGGGCACGTTGTACGCGGCGCCCGAGCTCTCGGCCTTCCACTCGAGCGTCAGCTTGCCGCCGAGCGGCAGCGCGCCGCCGGTTACGTTGGTGAAGCGAAGCCCGGACTTCGACGCGGCCCAGAGCTGGTTCGGAAGGATGGTGAACGGTCCCGCCGCTCCCGCGTCGGTGAGCTGCGCGAGGCCGCGCGCGAACACAGCGGGCTTACGCTCGACGCCGAAGAACTCCGCAGCGACGAGCGAGAGCCACTCGCCCTCCGAGAGGGTGAGGAAGCCGCCACGCGCGATCTTCGATACGGTCGTCGACAGGTCCGCGAGCGACTCGGAGAAGATCTCGACGAGCGCGCGGGGCACGCTCGACGGAGCCCAGCTCGCGACGGGGAAGCCGACGACGCGGAGGAGCCCGAGCAGGTTCCTCCGCACGTCGTCCTTCGTGAGCGGGACGATCAGCGACGACAGCGATGCGGCCACGACTACTTCGGCTCGAGGATCTCGACGGTGAGGCGGTCGACGGATACGACCAGCGTGAATGGACCGCGAGCGGTGCGGATCTCCGCACGCACGTGGAGCCCCTTCGCCATCGGGTCGAATGAGACGTCGAGGAGCGCGGAGTGGACGCGCTCGTCCTCCTCGGCCTGCGCGGCGAGCTGCGAGCCGAACGCGAACAGCGCGGGCGGCGACATCGCCTGGCTTACGTGCTCGCGTACGTCGATTCCGAACGAGAGATCGAAGAAGAGCCCACCGCCCGGCGTCGTCCACCGACGCACGACCGCCTCGGCGACGGCGCGCGCGCCGGAGAGCGGGCGGAAGTAGGGATCGAGGTCGCCGTCGACGAACGTCGAGACGTCGATTCCGTAGGTATCGTCGGGCATTGGCGCGCGCGACCGGGTCGCGTCACCATCGGGCGCAGCGGAGGTGTCGCCGATGCGTTGGAAGATGGTGGGCGCGGTGTTGGTGGGATCAGTGGTCGTCGCGGCGGCGTGCGCATCGAGCAACGAGCGCACTCACCGCAACGGAACCGATGTGGGCGTGCTCGATGCGCTCGCAGACGCACTCGGGCTCGATCACGTTGCGAGCGACGCGCTCGCGGCCGAGAACCCGACGATCGACGAGATCTCCTGCGCCAAAGTCGCGTCGGGCGACTGGTATGCTTCCAAGGCCTTCCCGGGAAGAAGCCGGGCTGACCTCGCTCGCGGCAGTGCGCTTCGCTGCTACACGAAGGTCGATGCCGACGGGTTCGGGTGCCATCAATACGGCATGGACGTGAAGGATGGTGCCGTTCGGGTTATCTGCGGAGCTGACGGTTCCGTGCTGCCGATAGCGGTCACGATCGTCATGCCGCCGTCGCTCTAGGCTCGCACTCGATTCGCGCCAGAGGTGATGAACGCTTCTAGTGCCAGCTCCCCAGCCGGAGGAGTTGCCGTGAGCCCGGTGGCTTCGAGCCGAAGGAAGGGAATCGGTACTCCGCCGTGCTTGCGATAGCTGAGGTTCACGCTCTTGCCGGGTGCGTCCTGTGCCCAGACGATCGAGCCGGAGTCCGCGGTGTCGTCAACGCGTGCGACGCTGCGCGATCCTCCATCGAACGACAACTCGATGAGCGCACCGGGCTCGAACGCCGTCACAATCGGCGAGCGCGAGTCGCCATTCTCGAACTCGACGATGCACCGCGCGCCGGGTGGCACGCGCGCGGTGACGCCGGGGACGCCGTAACGGATCGGCACACCGGTCAGCCCGGGGATGCGATCGGAATCGGGCTTCAGCTGGAGCGTGCCGTCCTTGTCCTGCACGACGACGCGCGCAGGGTAGGGCTTGTGGTAGTCGACCTCGCTCATCACGGCGCGAATGATGGAGGCGAGCGACGCCTTGAACCGACCGAGGACCGAGTCGCGCTCGATCCACGCCTCGGTGCGGACGCGCTCGGGACCGAACGTGTGAATCACCGCAGAGATCCGCCGACCGCCGAACACGACGCCCGGGCGGAGGAGCGGCAGATCGCTCGCGATCTCGAACCGATCGTCAGCCGGATCGCTTCGGAGCACCTGGTGCGGGAAGTCGATCTCGAGCCATCCCTCGCGACCGAGCCACAATGAGCCGTTGGGCATGAACCGCCATGACGCTTCGCCGAGGTCCGCTAGCTCGGCGAGCGCGTGCGCGGCGGGACCCTTCGTGCGCGACCACTTCGGCAGCAGGCGCGCGAGAACGCCCTCGTCGGCCGAGACCGAGAGCTTCTCACCAACCTCTTTGAGGATGTCGCCGAGCGGGAGGCGGAGCGGCACGCCCGTGTAGAACTTCGCCGGCACCTCCTTCGCGAGCCCGTTCGCACCCGCGACGATTCTGCAGTGGAACGATTGCTGAGACACGTCGCCGCGAAAGATCGTGCCGTCGAACTTGAGTGCTCCGTCCGCGAACGCGAGCGTCACCGGTCCCGCGAGCGCCGCGGGCGAGTCGACGACGAGATCCGCGTGCCATCGCCCAATGCGCGGCAGTACGAGAGAGCCGCGCAGGACGGGGATGCCGTTCAATGTGCAGTAGGCCATGCTTCGGAAATCGTGCTCGGGGAGCGCTTGCTGCTATCCAGAAGTGACTGGACTCGGGACCGCGTTCGCGCGCGCAGCGTGAGGCTCGGGGGGAGCCGGGGAGGCCATGCTGCGCGCGCGGTTCGCACCGATCGTCATGGCCGCAATCGAGTAGTGCTCGGCTGCGCCGGACGGCTCGTGCGCGGATCGGGTGAGCCGTCGAGCGCGTTCCAGAAGCTCTTGGTCGCACCGGAAGTCGAGCCGGGAGCGGCGGTGGGCTTCGGCTGCGGGAAGTGTTCGAGCATGTCGAACGCGATCTCGTAGAAGTCGGGGATCTTCTTCGGCTTGAGCTTCCGGATGATGACGCGCGTGATCCCCCAAACGGCGAGATCTGGGTGCACGACATCCACTGGATTGGGCGTGTTCTTCCCGGGCTTCGGGCGGAACTTCGGCGCGAGCTTCAGCCACTCCGTCCACTGCTTCCGATCCCAGATGCGAAGGACGAGCTGGAAGCTCGCGGGCGTGTAGCCTTGGTAGGTCTCGCGCGCGCCGTCGGTGCCGGGAGCTTCCTTCACGTCCCACTTCGCCGCGAGCTCGAGCGAGTCGATGCGCGCGAGCCCCGGCAGCGTGACACCACCGACGATCGCGGTGTCCCAGCTCTCGGGATCGTCGTTCCAAAAGGGAGGTGCTGCGGGCATCGATGATCACGCTGCGATGGGACCGACCTCGAGCCCGAGTTCCTCGAAGAGCGCGAGCATGCGTGCGCGGACCTCGTCGCCCGCAACGCGTCCGAACGCCTGCGCGTCCGTCGTGCCGGCGGGAACGTTGACGATGACGTCGCCGATCGACACCGACGACGGCCCTGCCGACGGCGCGGCCTTGCCGCCGCCGACACCGACGAGGGTCGACGGTGTGACGAGCGCGCCGAGCGCGCCCTCGGCCATGTCGCCCTCGCTCTCGACGCCCTGCGCGAACCCGATCGCGGTGAACGCGCCGAGTCCCGCCATGACCTTCGAGGGCGATGCGATGCCGAGCTTTCCCTTGATCGTGCCGACGACCGCATCCGCGAGGCCGGAGACGGTCTTCACGACCGACGCCCATCCGTCCTTGATCCCTTGGATCAAGCCATCGATGAAGTCACCCGCGATCGAGACCGCGGAGTCCCAGAGATCGCCCGCGGCATCGACGATGCCATCGATGAAGTCGACGATCGCGTCCCACGCCTCGACGGCCTTGTCGATCAGCATGCCGAGGCCGTGGACGACGCCTGCGACGATGGTCCACGCGAGCGCCGTGGTTGCCGCGGTCATAGCGACGAACCACGCGATGAGATCGATGATGATGCCGAGCACCCATCCGAGGACGGTGCCGAGCGACTTGAACATCGCGATGAAGTTCGAGTCGGCGCCGCCGCCCTTCTCGGGGAAGATCTTGTTGAAGATCCCGATCAGCGGTTTTACCGCGCTCTTGATGCCCTCCCACAGAGGGCCGCCCATCGCCCTCAGGTACGGCCATACGTGCGTGAGGACCGTGTCGATCGCATCGAAGAAATCGACGACGCCCTCGATGACGCCGCCGATTGCCGCCGGATCCGAGATCGCAGTGACAAGGTCGCCGACCTTCTCGAACATCCGCGTCAGGAAGTCGCGGAGCTTCTTCCCCGTCTCGCTCGACTCGTCGAACAGCGAGTTGAGGTTCTTGAGAGCGTTGACGAGCGGGCCTGTGATGGCGGCGTCGCCGAACAGCTTCTGCAGGTTGTTCTGAAGGACCTGCAGCTGGCCGGTGACCGAGCCGCCGCCGAGCTCCTTGGCGAGCGCGCCGAGTCCCTGACCCTTGTCGAATCGGTCGTGGATCGTGTCGAGGATCGCCGCGACCCCCTCGTCGGCGGTTACCTTCCCCGCTGCGACCATCCCGTCGATTTCCTCGACGGTAACGCCCTTCAGCTTGGCGAGTGACTGCTTGAAGCGATCTACGGGAACGCCGATTTTGGTGACCGAGCCGAGTGCCGATGCGTCGAAGATGCCCTTGCTGTTGGTCTTGACCGACTTGATCAGGTCCAGTGTGGCGTCGCCGGCCTTCTCACCATTCGCGGCGCCGACCGAGAGCGACGCGGCGATCGCGTCCATCGCGTCCTGCGAGGCGAATCCCTCGACGCGCAGCTCCTTGAACTTGTCGACGAGGCCGGCAACGTCCTTGCCGGCGTTGTTCGCCATCGTCTCGAGCGTCTTGCGCGCGGCCTCCGCCATGCGCGCGCTGCCCTCGAGTGCATCGAGCCCGGCGAACGTCTGCTTCTTGAACTCGGCGGCGTGAACGACGTAGGCGCCGAAGTCGATCGCCTTCTTCCCGAGCTCAACGAGTCCCTTGCCGACCTTCTCGGCGACGCCGAGCACGGCGTCGAAACCCTTCATCCACTCGAGGACCTGACCGCCGGTCTCCTTGAGTCCCTTCCCGACGTCCTTCAGGCCGGAGCCGAAGCCCTTGAGGGACTTCACCATCTTGCCGGCCGGACCAGAGATCTGGTCGACCAGCTTGAACATCCAGCTGAGCGTCTCCATCGGTGCAACGCTGTTTGGCGCGTGAGCCACTCGGCGGCGTCACGACGTCGCGATGGCGGCGAGGTGTTCGAATCGGAGCGCGCTCGACGACGACGTCTTCGACGAGCTCGAGCGACGAACGCACGGCTGCCTGTGATTCCGTGGTACGGCCCATGCACATTCACCGTGATACGAGGGAGGAAGACATGCGGCGCCGCTCGCATTCACGGCGGTGCATGGTTCCCCATGCCGCCGGCCTGTCGGCGTCCTCGTGCAACTAGAGGGTCCCCTTCGCCGTAGGCCGATACCGGGTTTTGGCAGCCCTACGGCAGAGAAAGTCGCTGAGCCATGTGGATGGGATCGATCAAGTTCCAGGTGTTCACTAAGGACGCTCCTAAGGCTGGAACGGACGACTTAGTCACGATCACCCTGGTGAGAGACGTGTTCCCAGTAGTGACACTGCGGTTGGACTATCCCCACGAGAACGATCTCGAAAGGGGAGCGTTTCAGAGTTACACGTACAGTCACCTGCCACTGAGTCCCGACCCACTAAGTGCAGACAGCACGCCGCTGCTCTTGCCGTGGGAAACGGACGAGTTGTCGCCCGACCATCCCGGCCAGAGTCCTCCGCCCCGCCCAGACTACGGCATCGAGTTCTCGGATGGCTTGTTCGGGCATCTGAACATGAGCATCCGCATCCACGGCAGCAACCTGTGGATTCCAGAATACATAGACGTTACTGGCCGAGCCATCAGGCTCCAAGAAACCAGTCTTGATAGGTTCGAGTGGCGTGAGGACTTTGATTGGTTCAATCTCGGCGCGTGGAGTGTTGGGCCAATGAGCGCAGACCCCTTTGAAGCGCCGGCTCGTCGTACCATGCGCTACTAAGCGGTTAATACCTCTCCGCAGCACCACTCCGTCGGGCGCCGCGATCACGTCCGGCTCGGGTGAGCATCGAACCAAAGCAGCACGCGTCCGTTCGCGAAGGCCGTCCGCGACTACTTGGGTTCATCTTGACGTACCGACAGCGGCCGGCGCAGCCGCGAGTAGACCTCGGGCTCGTCCTCGCTGGGCAGACCCTGCCCTGGGTGGTTTTCGCGAAGTTCGGCTGCGGTCACTCGCGAGGTGTGAGCGCGTGGATCACGCGCAGCATGAACTCCGCTTCGAGCGCGGCACCAACCTCGGCGTCGGCCGAATCGTCGCCGCGGCGCCACGCGCGCAGACATTCGCCGGCGATCCAGGGATTGCGGAGCGCGTCCTGGTGCCGGCTCAGAGTTTTCGTGCTTCGAGTCCGTCGACGTAGCCGGCGGCCCGGAGGATGGCTTTCGAGAGCGCCGTCGGGAGCGCGGGGAGCCGCTCGAAGAGCTGCTTGAACTCGTCGGATTTCGGATCGGGGAAGACAATCACGTCACGCGCGAGGTTGTCGTCGGCGTGCATGCGCTTGTTCTCGTCGAGCGCGGTCGCCTTGAAGCGACGGTACTCCTGGGGCGTGGGCTTCCGGAAAGCGATCTCGTCGCCGTCCTCGGTCTCGATGATCCACACGGCGCCGTGAGTGCCGCGGAGGTCGTTCTTCTTGTCGTCGTCTATTCGGAGCGGTGCAGACATGGTGAGCCTCCGCGAGTTGCAATCCGCGATCGAGAGGGCATGGGGCCGGACCGTGTTGTTCCGTCTGTACTGTTGGCCGAGCAGGATCCGGAACTCGCTGCCGCGCTCCCGGTCTTTCCGCCGTGGCTCGGCGGCGTGGCCGTCGCGCTCGTGTTCGTGAGCGCGTTCTGGATGCGCGCGGAGCCGTGGTCCTGATCAGCGCAGCAGCCCCTTGAACGGCGCGAGGCCGTTCACGAGTATGTACATCGGGTTCAGGTTGATCTTTACCTCGGTCGGATCGGTGCCGGCCGAGTTGGCGTGGTCGTCCTCGTCGAGCGTGCAGCCGACGATGGTGTCGGTGACGAGTGGCTGCCCGTCGTTCGCGTATGAGACCGTCACCGGGAACACGATGTCCTGGTACCCGTCACCGAGCTTGGTGACGAGGGTGTCGAACTCGAGCCGGAACAGCGTGCAGGACGCCTCGCATTTGTACTGCCCGCGCGTCTTCGCGAGGCGCTGCAGTGGCGTGCCACGCACCTCGCCGCGCTCGCGAGTGTTCTTGTAGGCGATCTCCTTCACACCAAGGACGAGGTCGCCGTCGATATGGAAGACGATCGACCCGAAGTCGTATCGGACGCCGTTGATGAGCGGGTAGTCGATCGGCATGGCTCAGACCGGCGGCAGCGTTGCGAGCGCTGGGTTGAGGAACCCGATCTCCACCTCGACGAGCTTCGGGTACGCGAAGGGGACCGCGCGGACCTTCCCCCGCAGCTTCTTGGTCGAGAGGAGGTTGTCGGTGCGGTTGATCTGCACCTGCAGCGCGGTGACGTGCCGCGGCTGCAGCACCGCGGCAGCGACCTTCGAAGTGACCTTCGCCTCGGCGGCCGCAGCGAACACTTCGTCGATGCGCCCGGTCTTGCTGTCGACCGGGATCTGCGCCGAGAGGTAGTCGAGCATCGCGTCGTACGAGGCGGCGCACGCCTCGTCGATCACGAACCCGTTCTGGAGGAGGGCGTAGTCGCTCGTCGCGCTCGCCATCGAGTTCGGGTTGGTGATGAAGAAGCCGCGCCGCCCGATGACCGTGCGGAGCGTGATGAAGCGCGCCGCGTCGAGCGCGGGGGTCTTGCGCTCATCGCGATAGAGGGAGCGGACCGACGAAGGGAGCGGCCCCTCGGGAGCGCCGATCCACGCGAGGTCTTGCGAGATCGGGACCTTGGCGGCGCGGGTTGCGATGGGCCACGCGGCCGAGCGCTTGAAGATTCGTCCGGAGAGCGCGGAGAGGTGTTCGATGTATCCGGCCGCGACGGCGACGCGCGTGTCGACGAACGACGCGAAAGCGGAAACGAGCGCGACGTCTGCGACGTCCGGTGCCTCGACCAGCGCACGCGCGTGGCGGTGCGCCCTGAAGGCCTCGGCCATTTTCGAGCCGACTGCGGCGGCGAGCGCCGCCGACGCTCCGGCCCGTGCGGCGTCGGGCCCGGTCGACGGCGCGCCGACGATGTGAGCGAGCTTCCACCTACGTGCGTCGGCGAGGAGCGCGCCAAACGCGGCGAACAGATCGGTCGCGCTGAACCCGGGCGCCGTCGTCGTGAACGCATAGCGATCGTTCGCGACGTAGGTGCCGACCCCGAAGTTGAGCGTCAGGCCGGTGCCTTCGAGGACGTACGCGCCCGCGAGCGGCGTGGACAGCTCGGGCGAGAACGTGTCGCCCCCATCGAGCGCAACACGGAAGCTCGCGGTGCCGCGAGGGCCACCCTGCACGATGTCGACGACGATCTCGAGACCGTCCTTCGGCACACCGCTGACGGTGAGTGCGGGCGTGGTTGGACCGGACGTCGAGCCAGTGCGCGTGACCGGGCCGATCGTGCCCGCGATGCTCGGAGCGACGGGCACGACGAGGACGGTGCCGCCCGCGTCGTTGAGCGAGTCAGCTGCGGCCTCGACGAGTGGCCCGCCGACGAGCGTCGCGGCGAGGGTCTCCTTGTCGGTGAAGGCGTAGACGCGGTTCGGCTCGCCGGCCGTCGCGACGCCAACCTTCGCGGTCGTCGTCTGTGCGGACGTGTCGACGAGCCCGAGCGCGCCGTCCGTCACGCGGACGTCGACATCGGGAATGGAGGTGGGCACTTCGGGCTCCTCGTGGAGCGGGGGTGTTCAGCGAAGGGCGAGATCCGCTGCGGCACGCACGGCGTCGTCGAACTCCTGCTCGAGGAGCTCGCGACCGCGTGGCCAGCGGTAGAGCGCGCGCGTCGCCGCGCGAAGCCAGCCCGGGACGTCCTTTTGCGACTCCCAGGTCTCGATCGTCTTTCGGACCGGCTGCGCCTCGATGGCTTCGGGCGCAGCGATCCCTTCGGCGCGCTCCCCGCGCGCCGTCTCGTTGTCGTTCGGCATGGTTGTCAGCCCTCTTCCGCTTCGAGCACGCCGTCGCCCTCAACGGCTCCATCGGGATCGAACGCGACCTCGTCGGGAACGACGGTCGTCTTGCGCCGGTCCTCGATTGCGGGGACGTGTGCGGGTGGCGTGGGCACGACGGGGATCGCCGCGTGCACGAGCGGCAGTCGCACTCGGATCTCCATCACGAGTACGGCGCCGCAGGTCGCGTAGTCCTGCTCGGAGATCTCGGCGTCGCCGAGCTCGTAGTTGCGTCCGCGGAGCACGCGGCGAAGCACGGTCGCGAACGCCTGTCGTAGTCGTTCGCAATCGTCTTCGTCGCTGCCCCAGCAGTGGAGCTCGCCGATGTGGAGGTCGTCACCGATCGAGCGCGGGTTGCCACCGATCGCGCCGGGACCTCCCGAGGGGGAGATCTTCCGTCGCACCCAGACGAAGCGTGGGGGAACGTCGTTCTGCGCGATGAACCTGCGCCCATCGAGCAGCGGAGCGACCGTCGCGAGCTCTTCGCGCACGGCGGCGATGATGTCCTTGAGCATCGAGAGCTACCGGGTGTGAAGAATGAACTTCCGAACCACGCGCGATGCGGTCGCGCGAAGGCGCGACGTCGGCCCGGGCCCCCAATGTGATGTGGGGACCATGGGCCGCGCCGGGATCACGGCGCCGCGTGCGCCGAAGAAGTGTCGTTTGCGCGTCTTGCCGCGAGGGCGGCGGCGGATGCGTGCGCCGCGTTGATGGACGTTCGCGTAGGCGACCCGGTTGGTGACGCGTACACCGTCATTGGCTGGCGTGACGTCGAAGCCACTGCTGAGCGCGCCGGACTCGACGAGCGGCGTACCGCCGGTGCTCTTGCGGACTGGCTTCCATGTAGAGCCATCGGGACTGCGTTGCTCGCGGAACGACCGACCGATCTCGTCACGCACCTGATCAGCGAGCTCGCGTCGGAGCTGTCGAGTGACGTCGCCACGCGCCGCGCGCAGCAAACGTTCCAGCAACGAGCGCAGCTTGGCATCGTCGCCCGAGGCTCGGGTCATTGGTATTTGCGGAAGGGGCCGCGCCGCCCAGACTCCTGTCCAGCGCCCGACCTTGCGAACGCTCGCTCCAAGAGCGCGCGGCAGGCGAAAGGGGGGAGTAGATCCTCGGATTCGTGCCACTGCGGGAATCAGCGAGCGCGCCCAGGCCGTCGTACGATCAAAATTGCGCTTGCGATCGATCGGCGCTTTCGGCTCTTGTGGGTGGGGCTCGCTCCATGAGAACTGTCCGCTCGCGCTTTGGCCGCTTGCTGGCGGCGCTGTTGCTCGTCGGCGCTACGGCGCTCGGCCATTGTGCGTGCCGCAAGAAGGCGAGCCCCACCGAAGAGGTCCCGTCCCCCGCCGTCGTAGGGGACGAGTCGGACGCAGAGCTCAAATCGAGGTACCACGCCGACGACGTCTTCACGCTGGCGCAGTCGGACGGATTCTATCGAGTCCTGGTGTTCAAGCTGCCGATGGTCAGTGAACCCGATTCGGATTTTCGAGTCGTCGCCTATCGGCGGCGAAACCACGGCTACGTCCGCCACGGAGCGGAACTCACTCTCCTCAACTTCGAGCACCCGAGGTTGAGTGGTGGATCAACGCCTCGGATCGAAACGACCCTGAAGCGGTTGGGCGTTCGCTATCACATTGCGCTCGATGAGAAGGGGGCGGAATTGGTTCCCTCTGAAGGCGTGTTGGACGGCGGTGTGCTCATCGGCCATCCGCGAACGCCGGGACCCAATCCCTCGATCGAGCTGCAGGACGAACACTGAAGCCATCGAGTGGGGTGCCGCCGACGCCGCGTGGCACTCACCATCCTCGTCGACTGGACGTGCTCACGCGCGGTGCGCCGTCGCGCTTCGTCGGCGTCGAATCGACGGCGTTGGGGGAGACGATGCCGCGCGACACGTCCTTGAACCACGAGAGCGCCTGGTCGTAGCGTTGCAGCCAGATGTCGTTGCCCGGCGCGTCCGGATTGAAACCGCGCTGCGCGGAGAGGATGTCCCACGCGGCGAGCATCGCGACATGCCGCCGCAGGTCGGCGCCCCACGAGACGAGGGGCAGCCGGAACTGCGAGCGCATGTAGCTATCGGCGGTCTCGGACGCAGCGATGAGTGCAGCGTTGAGGTCGGCATCGGTGAGGCCCGCAGTCGCGAGCTTCCGCAGTCCGAGCTGCGCGAGGTCGTCGATCGTCGCATACTGCGGCATTGCCCGGGCTCAACGCGGTTACCGAGGGCCTGGCGCGGCGCCGCGGCGCGGTGGTGGCCGCGCTTCGGCTTCCTTCGCGGACTCGCGACGCTGGCTCTCCTGGATCTCGATCTCGGCGCGACGCCGCGCCTCATCCAGATCTCGCGCGTGTGCTTCTCGAAGACGCTCGAGCTCGGAGGCGTGTGCGAGACGCGCGGCCTCGAGCTCGCGCTCGAGCGATTCGATGTGTGCGTGTGTGGCATCGAGCTGTCGCTCGAGCGATGTTGGCGGATCGCTCGGCGGCGCGGGCTCGGCGACGATCCCGTCCGGAAGGCCCTTCACGTCGAGCCACCGGTCGTTCGCGAGCGACGCCGCGACATCTGGCGTGACCTCGACCGTCTCCCAACGGTCGTGAGGGAAGAAGCGCCCGGCACGGACGTAGATGTCGCCCGTGCGGGACTTCACGCGGATGGTGACGAGCGTGCTGTCGCTCATGCTGCCGCGGTCGCCTTCGCCGCGAGGAACCAGAGCCCGTAGCCGGCGTTGCCACGAGCATCGACGCCGTAGACGAACTTCTTGCGGCGGAAGACGTTCTCCGACTTGGGATCGGTGAACTGCACGAACGTCGGGGCCGCACGCAGCTGGAAGATGAAGGGCCTGATCGCGCGCGAGACGTCGAGCAGGTACCAGGCGTTGGGATCGTTCGCGAGCTGCGGGATGACGAGCAGATCGGCCGTGCCCTTGAGCACGTTGGTGTTGGTCCCGACCTGCGGCTGGCCCGCGTAGTTCGCGGGCGCGATGAAGTCGGCATGGAGGATCTGAAGGCCGCGCTGCTCGAGTTGCGGCGGAACGACGAGCAGCTTCGGACTCACGCCGAGCGGCTGCCCGTCCTCGCCGACGTACGACATCATGGCCGTGCGGACGGCCGAGTAGTTGTCGGGCGTGAGCGCGAGACCTTTGAACAGGTTCTTCTGCAGGCCGAGTGCGGGCGTGTACTTGTCGACCGGGTGGTCGACATCGAAGAAGTTCTGGCCGTCGTAACAGAGCGACGTCTCACCCGCCTGAATGAGCCTCGCGATCTGCTGATCGGGCCAGAGCTTCGACGCTCGCCCCATGTCCTCGGCGATCGGGTTGAAGAGGCCGTACGTGTCGTCGAGGATGTCGTTCCGATCGAGCTCCATCGTGAGCTCGAAGTCCTTGTTGACGATCGTGTAGCTGTAGGAGCTGATCGCGTTGAGGACGCGCTCGCCGACCCACTCGCGGAGCGTCGGGAGCTTCGCCATCCACGCGTACGTGTTCTGGCGCGTCGATGACGGGCGTCGTGTTGCGAGCTTGTCCACGAACGTCGGCAGGTCCGCGTTGACGCCCTCATGGAAGGAGAGGTCGTACGCGTTGAAGAGCGCTTGGAGGTTCTGGGGAGTGATTTCCATGGGCGGAGCGCGCTCCAGCGCGCGAGGCGGCAGAGGGGCGAAGGGCAGGGCGAGGGCGCACCTCGGCCCTCGCGCGCGGGCAGAGCCAGGACGCGCGCGCGAGGGGCGGCGCAGGAGCCGGCGCGTAGAACCCACCTCGCTGCTCGCGAGGGCTACACGTCGACGCTGTCGTTCACGCGATCAGTGATTCGTCGATCTGTCAGAGGCCGAGCGCGATCTGCACCCAGACCATTCCATCGGGCTCGACGCCGAGCAGCTTTCCGGCGCGCGAGCGCTTGCCACCGCCGTCGGTCTTGGTGACGGTTTGGTCATCGAGCAGATAGACGTCCTTTCCGACGTCGGCCTGCGCGAGTGCATCGGTGCCGCCGCCGGCGAAGAGCAGGAAGACTCCCTGGCGAATAGGTACGAACAGGTCACCGTCGAGACCGAGCGTGTTGTCGACGGTTTCTTCGGCGATGCCGCAGGCGACGAGGCCTGTCGCCTCGGTCGCGGGCGTGATGTAGCCGCCGTTCAGGACGACGATCGATCCGAGGAGCGCCTTGGTCTTCGCCTTGATCGGCAGGACGAGGAGGTTTGGGACGGTGAGCTCGCCGTATTTCTTGGTCTTTCGCTCGAGCGTCATAGCGGCCATCGTTCAGCCCTCCGAAGTGCGAATCGGGCGGTTACGGATCTCGGCGAACTTCTCGGGGCTGATCCCGGTGTTGGCGCAGATCTTCCGTTCGACGTCCGAGAGCGCGACGAAGCCCGGGACGGAGCGCGGCGCACCGGCGCCGGCGCCTCGCGGCTCGTGCACGTCGGCGCCCGCGATCACAGCGCGCTTCGGCGTCACATCGAGGTATCCGCGGAGCTTCGCGACCGAGTCCATGCCGTACTCGATTGCCCACTCGCGTTCGGCGGGCGTGAGGCGGCCGGTCTTGATCGCGCGCGAGACGAGCGACTCGACCTCGGTGCGCTGCAGCTTTCGTTCGAGCTGCGCGACACGCTTGCTGAGCGAGACGTTCCGCGCGTTGGTCTTCGAGAGCGCGGTGAGCGCGCCCACGATTTCCGCCGCGTCCGTCTTGCCCGTCGCGGCCGACGCGGCTGCAACGATGCGCGAAGCTCCCACTGCGTTCACGCCAGCAGGCCGCGACGTCGCGGCCCGGGCCGGCTCGTCCTTCGGCGCGGGCTCATCGTCCTCGTCCTCATCCTCGACGTCGGCGTCGGCGAGCGTCTCTTCCTCCTCGGACGAAGGCGCCGCCGACGTCGTCTCGTCATCCGCGGTGCCCTCGGCAAGCGAGGCGTACTCATCCTCCGCCTCGGCGAGCGCGGCGCGGAGCTGCGCCATGCGTTCGCGCGCCGCGCGTCTCGCGGCGGCCTTCTCGTCGTCCTTCGGTGGCGGCGGATCGCCCTCGGCGAGCGCGTTCGCAGATTCCTCTTTGGTGTCGTCTTCCATCGCGAGCTTGCTCCGGGATGCGGCGACGAGCGGCGTCATGTGCCGCGTCGCAGGGATGTTGGTGAGCGCGAGGTTGATGAGCTCGAGGATCCGGCCCGAGCCCTCCTCGGCGCTGAAGTAGGGCGAGAAGTAGAG